CCTGCTTCTTTCACCGACTTCTTGATTGCTTACGCTGCCGAGCGTGTTTCTGCTCGTATCGAGCAAAACATCTGGGCTGGTGTTAACGCATCTTCTGGCCAGTTCGCAGGTTTCCAAACTTTGTTCGCTGCTGACAACGACGTTATCGACGTAACTGGTACTACCGTTACCGCTTCTAACGTTATCGCTGAATTGGGTAAGGTAGTAGACGCTATCCCTGCTGCTCTGTACGGTAAGCCAGACGTATACTTGTACGTTTCTCAAAACGTAGCCAAGGCCTATGTACGTGCTTTGGGTGGCTTCGCTGCTTCTGGAGTAGGTGCTAACGGTTTGGACAACAAGGGAACTATGTGGTACGGCGACCAGCCTTTGTTCTTTGACGGAATCCCCGTTGTATTGGCAGAAGGTTTGTCAAGCAACCGCATCGTTGCTGCTCAAAAGAGCAACTTGTTCTTCGGAACTGGATTGTTGAGCGACAAGAACGAAGTTCGTTTGATTGATATGGCTGACATCGATGGTTCACAGAACTTCCGCTTGGTTATGCGTATGAGCGCAGGCATCCAGTACGGTATCGGTTCCGACATCGTTTACTACGCCTAATCGTTCTAAATTTCCTTGAAGGGGGTGGTGGTGTAATAACGCCCCACCCCTTTCTTTTTTAACCTACTAAATAAAAACAAAATGGCTTGTGCACTTTCCCTTGGCCGTATCGAACCCTGCAAGGACGTTGTAGGTGGTTTGAATGCGGTTTACTTTTTGAACTACGCAAACCTGACGGTAACATACGATGCTACCAACACGGATGCTATTGACGTTCTCGGAAGCGGATTGACCGCTTACAAATACGAATTGAAAGGAACCTCGTCTTTCGAGCAGGCAATCACTTCAAGCCGTGACAACGGAACCACGTTCTTTGACCAGACCTTGAATTTGACCTTGCACAAGTTGAGCAAGCAGTCACACAAGGAAATCAAGTTGATGGCCTATGGTCGTCCGATTGTAATCGTTGAAGACCGCAATGGTAACTTCTTCGTTGCTGGTTTGGAACACGGTTGCGAGGTTACTGGTGGTACTATTGTAACTGGTGCTGCTATGGGCGATATGAGCGGTTACACCTTGGTATTGAACGGACAAGAGCCAGTTCCTGCGAACTTCTTGGACGGTACTTTGTCTGCTGCTGGTATTACTACTATCGTTGTTGGTTCCGACTTTTAATTATCTTTGACAAATGGAAAAGGCGTTGAAGATTATGAACGAGATGAACTCTCGTAAGGTAGAATTAGCAGCAATCAAGCCAGCACAAGCGTTGGTTTCATTGAAGAAGATTGATGACGAACTCCGCTCTATGGAGAGTGCCATCAACTCAGCGCAGCAGAAGTTTTTGCAGGCGTTAAAGTCAGCAGAAGCGAAAGTAGATGCAGTCGATAGCGATTTGTCTTTTACTATTGCGGACGCAAAGCAATTAGGCATTACTGACTATAACCAAATCCCAGATATGGGCGATTCCATTAAATTGATTCAGCGTTTGAGTCAAGTTATTAATGGTATGCGTAAAATGTACGGAGGACAATAAAATGAGCAAACAAACAGTTTACAACATCTTGGCTTCTAAGCCAGTTAAGGTTGAGTTGGCCTTGGTTGATGAGTTGAAGACACGGATTGCTGAATCTAAACAAGCAATAGCTTCAGTAAAACAAAGCGAGAAAGCCTTGCTTGATTTGTTTGACGCCGCTGCCAAGTTCGCAAGTGACCTACAGTCGGAGTATGGAGTCTCAATGTCTCTTAATAACGTAATTGACCGCTCTATTGAGCGTATTCAGGTTGCGGCAAAAGAGCTTGGCGTTGATTTCAATTCAATCAATGAAGTAAAACAACTCCAGTCTATTCAGCAAGAATTACTTAAATCCTTGTCAAGTGCCGATGGAACACTGAAAGCGTATCGCTCACTTTAACAAAGAAAGCAATTTCAGAAAGGCCACCTTCGGGTGGCTTTTTTGTTTGTAAGAAAAACAAAACGACTGCCTTGGGTTAATTAAAAGATGAATATCTTAACAACAAGCGCATCGTCTCAAAACCTCGTAATTATTCCGAGGTCGTTTCCTGCTTCGGTAGTTGTTAAACTCACCAACGAGTCAACGAACACCACGCAGCAACAGACGATAACTCCAACGTCCGCAAATGGCTATATGACCATCGCAGCGGCTTGGACTTTGGAGGAGGCCAACTTCTACCTATTGGAAGTATTTAGCGGCTCTAATCTAATCTACCGAGGTCGTGTATTTTGCACCAACCAAACGAACTTCGAGAAGTACACTGTTAACTCTGGCGTGTACACGCAGGAGACCGCTGGGGATAATACATTTGTAATTATATGAGCAACGTAAGATTTGTAGCAATGAACTCCTACGTTCGCCCCGAAATTAAAGAGGTGGCGAATAAGGGATGGGTAGAGTATGGAGACGACAACAACTACTTCCAATACCTAATTGATAGGTACAACGGAAGCCCGACCAATAACGCTATCATTAATGGCATTATTGATATGGTGTACGGCAAGGGCCTTGGAGCAACAGATGCCGCAAGAAAGCCCGACGAGTACGCTATGATGATGAGCTTATTTTCCAAGCAGACCGTTTCCCGTGTTTGCTCGGATTTTAAGATGATGGGTAACGCTGCCTTTCAAGTTATCTACAACCAAGACCATTCCAAGATTGTAAAGGTTGAGCATATCCCCGTTGAGACGCTACGAGCCGAACGTGCTAACGAGAAGGGCGATATTCCCGCTTACTACTACGCAAAGAGCTGGGATGCCGTAAAGGCACGCAAAGAGGAACCAGTGCGGATTGATGCCTTCGGAATGTCAAACAACGGCATCGAAATACTTTACATTAAGCCCTACAAGGCAGGATATTACTACTACGCACCAACCGACTACCAAGGTTCACTGCCTTATGCCGACTTGGAAGAGGAAGTAGCCAATTACCATATTAACAATATCAAGAACGGCCTTGCGCCTTCGATGCTGGTTAACTTCAATAACGGAATCCCAACCGAAGAAGACCAGACGCTAATCGAGCGCAGGATTGCAGACAAGTTTTCTGGTAGCTCGAATGCTGGTCGGTTTATTTTGGCGTTTAACGACAACAAGGAACTCGCAGCAACAATCGAACCCGTACAACTGTCTGACGCAAGCGACCAATACCAGTTCCTGTCTACGGAATGCACCCAAAAGATTATGGTAGGCCATAGGGTGACTTCTCCGATGCTTTTAGGTATCAAAGACCAGTCAGGGTTAGGCAACAACGCAGACGAGCTTAAAACCGCCTCTATTCTGTTTGATAACATCGTTATCCGTCCTTTGCAGGAAATTATCTTGGATGCTATCGAGCAGGTGCTTTCGTTTAACCAAGCGTCTCTAAATATCTATTTCAAGACCTTGCAGCCGTTGGAGTTTAAGGAGGAAATTGTTGCTCCGTCTGACGTGGTAGAGGAATCTACTGGAGTTGAGTTGTCCGCTGACGCTACCGATGCCCAACTGCAGGAGATATTCGACCGCCTTGCTGAATTTGGCGAGGACGAGGACTTGGAGAATTGGGATTTGGTGGACGAGCGTCCTGTTGACTATGAGCAAGAGGCGTATTTAGATTCACTTCTAAAACTTGCCAAAACAGGAGACGCATTCCCAAACGCTAAAAGCGAGCAAGATGGAGTAAGTAAAGACGGACGAAAGTATAAAATTCGTTACTCCTACGCCCCCGCAACAACCAAGACTAATAGCCGTGAGTTTTGTAAGCTAATGGTAAAGAAAAATAAGGTCTATCGCAAGGAGGACATTGAGCGGATGGGTAGACAAGTCGTAAACGACGTTTCCAAGAACGGAGTAGGATTCGGGCCAAATGGTTCACCGACCTATGACATCTGGTTATACAAAGGAGGCGCACGTTGCCACCACTTCTGGATGCGTAAGACCTACTTGGCAAAGGCCGAAGGCGTAACGCCAGACGCTAAAAACCCGAATGCTGACATTTCGGTTAACCAAGCCCGTAAAGCAGGAGTCGACCTACCAAAGAACGACAAGAAGGTTGCTACCCGCCCTGTCGATATGCCAAACGAAGGTTTCCTTCCAAAATCTAAAAAGTAATGCCAACTGCGCTTTTTATCAAACGAGAAGATATTGTACGAAATACGGCAATTTCGGGCAACGTAGATACGGACAAGTTTCTGCAATTCATTAAGATTGCCCAGCAGATTCACGTCCAGAACTACACTGGAACGAAACTCTATGAGCGTATTTCCAATGACATCTTAAACGACACCTTGGCAGGCGACTACTTGGCGTTGGTGGTGGACTACATACAGCCGATGCTTATTCACTTCGCAATGACGGAGTACCTGCCCTTCGCAGCGTACACCGTTGCCAACGGAGGCGTATTTAAGCATATTAGCGAGAACTCAACAAACGCAGAAAAAATTGAAATCGACTATTTAGTTGAGAAGGAGCGAACGATTGCACAATACTACGCACAACGCTTTATCGACTATATGGCCTTCCATTCAACCGAATTTCCCGAATACAATGAAAACGTCAACGAGGACATCTACCCAGACCGAGACAACCGAGCGTCTTCGTGGGTGCTATAAGCCCAAGCAAGAGAATATAAATAAACTACGCAGTTACTTAAGCAAAGATGGCAAATAATATCGGATGGGGGCAAGTATATTGCTCGACTGAATGGGGAGACGAGGACTACAATACCCGCAGCTTGGGCTTCGATGGCGTGCCTGCGTGCTTTAACAATGCCTACACCTATGCCGAGGCATACGAGATTCGTGTCCTTGCGGATAGCGGTAGAGTTGAGGGCTTTGAGTGTTTGGAGAGTGCAATAGACGAATTAAACTTTAACTGATGAGTAGTTTTTACGAAGATGCTTCGCTTGTTGTTATACCAAGCGGATACAAGACAAGCAAGATTTACGCAGAGAAGCCTACCGATGGGTCGGGCGATTTGACTTTTACCCGTGCTTCGGGTGCTACCCGTGTGGCCAGCAACGGCCTTATTGAGAAGGTGCGGACGAATCAAGTGCTGCAAAGTGAAACGCTTGAAAATGCCTACTGGAGTAAGATTAACGTAAGCGTCACGGCTAATGCTATCGCCAACCCTGTGAATGGTGCAACTACGGCCGACCTTCTCACGGTAACTGACCCAAGTGGCCCAGTAGAAAAAACGATTGCTACTTCGGCATCGCAGGCATTTACCGCTGGAGTTCCATACACGGCATCCGCTTACTTCAAAGCTGGGTCTATTACTACTACCTTCCGAATCCTTGCTTACGATGGCACTACTATTTACACGAGCGGAACCATTGATTTAGCAACAATCGGAAGTAGTACCGCACCATACGTTAGTTTGGGTAATGGATGGTATCGTTTTTCTTTTACGTTCACCCCATCAAATAGCACATCAAGCGGTTACGTTTATTTTGTAAACTACGCTTTTGGAGTTGCTGCAAACGCTGGTACGAATGTTTACGTTTACGGCACGCAAATTGAAGCAGGCGACATCGCAACAGCCTACATACCCACCACCACCGCAGCCGTAAGTGTTGGGCCAGTGAGCAACGTACCCCGTCTTGACTATTTAGGTAGTACTTGTCCTCGCCTGTTGCTGGAACCGCAGCGGACTAACATTGTACCATACTCCGAGCAGCTGAATAACGCTGCTTGGACTAAATTAGAAACAAACATAACCGCTAATGATGCGGTAAGTCCAGACGGATATACTAATGCGGATAAGTTTATCGCAAACACCAATAATGCGGCACACCTAATTTATCAAAGCGTAGCATCTGGGACTTATACATTTTCTATTTACGCCAAAGCCGCTGGGGAAAATGTATTTTCAATGTGGTTAAATGACTTTTCAAAAAGAGCATTATTTGATTTAAGTAGCGGAACTGTTACAACTTCAAACGTAACAAGCTCCAGTATTACAAGCGTTGGAAATGGCTGGTACAGATGCACCGTATACGATACATCTACGACTTCCTTTGTTGCTATTTACGGCAGGAATGCTGAATCTTACGCAGGCAACGGAACGAGTGGATTTTTGTTTTGGGGCGCACAATGCGAAGCAGGAGCCTACGCCACCTCTTACATTCCAACGACTGCCGCAAGTGTTACCCGTGTGGCCGATACTGCCTCAAAGACGGGCATTAGCTCGCTAATTGGGCAGACGGAGGGGACTTTGTTTGTTGACTTTAATTATTTAGGTAATATCGGAGCTACGGCCAGCGTAGAGGCAATACCCTTATACGTTGGTGCGGGAGCTTTTACAGATGCAATTTATTTTACAGTGTTTCAGACAAACCTCTACCTGGTAGTTTGGGTCGGGTCTGTAAATCAGGTTACACTTAATTTAGGTAGTATTTCAGCGGGAAAGCACAAGGCATCTTTGAGTTATATTGCCAATGACTTTAAGGTTTATTTTGACGGGGTTTTGGCTGGTACTGACACCTCGGGCTCAATTCCCTCCTTAAGTGCTGTATATTTTGGAACAGCTGGAACCTCTACAACCCCCGAAGCTATTTCGGTAAACCAAGCCCTAATATTTAAGACCCGTCTAACTAACGCCCAACTGGCAGAGTTGACCACGTTATGAGTTCTTGGACTTCATTTGATAAGGTACTGCACTTCGTAGGTGGTGCGGTGCTTTATCTTATTTCGGGTAGTATGCTGGTCGTTCTTGTCGCAGCAGCAGGCAAGGAATTAATAGACGAAATAAGATACGGAGGATTTGACTACAAGGATTTGATTGCAACACTATTAGGCGGATTATTTATTTACTTACTATGACATTCAACAAATACGAGTTTGCTGACTGGGCAACAGCCAAAGCAGAAATAGAAACAACAACCATCTCGTTAGATGGCATCACCGAGACCACGTGGAATACGGAGCTTGTAGTGGCCGTTGTAGAGTTGGGGCATATCTGCACCCAATGGGAAACAAACGAGGCAGGAGAGCAGGTCTGTGTAAGCGAGAATCCCAACTATGCCGTTGACATCCTTTGGCAAAACGAACCTCTTGCCGCTTATGCTGATTCGGTGGTGTGGCCTGCGCCTTGTGGCATTCACATCTTTGCAGGATGGGAAGAAGTTTACGCCCAAGAATACTGCGCTGCCAACCCAGATGCCGCCTATTGCCAACCCCCAGCCCCGATTGAGGAATGAAGCACGATAGTACAAGCGCAGTAGCAACGAGTTGGTCTTTGGCCGTTGGAGGTCTAACGATTGCCGAGGTACACCAGATTGCAGGAATGATAGTAATGCTAACATCGTTCATTTACACCTTGTGGCGGTGGAGCCGTGACATTAAGAATGATAGATAGAATTTTTAGAAACCCAAAGACAACCGTTATAGGGCTTATCTTAATTTCGTTCGGAGGTATTCTCGTTTGGTACGAGAAAGCGTCTCTAACGGAGTTTAGTGCGTTCCTGATGGGTGGATTTGCATTAATAATGACACGTGATGGCGAAGGAGCAACAAGCCAAGAAAAAGGCAAAACCAAAACTCGGAAGACACACCAAAAGCCCGAACAAAGGGGTGACGAGTAAGAAGTATCGAGGGCAGGGAAGATAAAGTACCGTACAGGGGATAATTTACTACCAAAAGGTGCCATATAAGACACGTTAACTCGGAACCAGTTAGAGTTACTGCATAAAATTTATCAAAAATGAAGCTATCTGAAAATTTCAGTTTGAGCGAGTTCACCGAGACCTCAACTGGTTTACC